AGCGACAACTTGGTCGGCAGCGGAAGCGCCGATAATGTCAATAACAGCCGATTGACCCATTACCACGAAACCGACATTTGCAACATTGGTGCCGACTGTCGTACCGGTGGTTTGGGAAATAGTACCGGCTTTAACTGGGCCGGAAAAAGTGGTCTGGGCCATGAGTTCCTCACATGCGATATCGGTACATCAGTCTGCATGTCGTCAGCCGGGACTGTCTGATGCACCGGGCTAACCCCGGAATAAACCTAGTATAAATAAAAAAGGGGGTTTTGTAACCCCCTTTTCTTGGTGCCGTTTAGGCTCCAGGCGAACCGAACATGCCTCGCGGATCCGAGAATCCAAACGAGTAACGCTCGCGAGCTTTGTACTTGACGTTGCCCGTATCGAAGTCGCCTTCGAAACCGGTACGCATTGCAACACGCTCGAACATCTTCATGCCGTTGGGTGCATCGGTCTTCACGAACCATGCATCGGGGTCGGTCAAGAAGTGGTTCACGGTATAGCCCTGAGGAACCATGCCCATGTTCTTGATCGCATTGATGTCGTTATCTGCTGTACCAACACGCAGCGTCGACTTCATGATGCGGTCTGCCGTAAACATGAGTTCTTTCGGGATGATGAGCTTCAAACCTTGAACAGCGATCTTCAGGCCACGTTCGTCGGTGAACGCAGCGATGTCAATCAATGCCTGCTCAAGCGACGTTTCTGACAGGTCAGCAGGAACGGTAAGCTCGTTCTTGAGGTCTGGTCCGCCCAGGGTTGGGTGATCCAGAGCACACAGGGGCTTGCCGTCGCCACCGATTGAGGTGTCAAAAGCACCGTTGAGGATTGCAGCAGCTTTGATCTGCTTGGTCTGAGCCATCGAGCGGGCCAGCGACTTGGTGTAGCGAGCAGCCAAGCGGTCGTAGAGGTTGTCCTCGACGGCCTCTTCGGTCAGCGCGAACGCCAAAGCGATGGTCTCGTGGGTGTAGCGTGCGGTGTAGACCTCTTGCGCGTTGTCGTATGCGACGCCTGCGCCTTCGTTCTTCACCGGAGCCTCACCAAAGCCCGATTCCATCACCTCTTCTTCAAACGCACGGTCTGAAGATTCGATGCTATAGATTTGGGTGTGCTCGTTCTCGTAGTTTTTATACTCGAGACCAAACAGAGCGTTGAGACCGGGCTCAAGCTCTTTCACCAGTTGTGCGCGTGAAATTGCCATGATTAAGCTCCTTGCCCAGCAACACCAGCACTGCCGTACAGGTGCTCATTGATCTTTACAACGACCACTGCGTTAGTCCCAAACTCGTTGCCTGGAACATCCCACAAACCAACAATCTTAAGGTTCAGGGCTGCGGTCTTTGCGATCGTGGACGAGTCGAGTTCCATGGTGGAAACACCTGTGGTGGTGCTGCCGCCAGTGCCAACAACGTCTGCGTTTTTGCCGATGTCAGTCTGTGCAACCGACTCATCAACCTGAACGATGAACAACTGGTTGGGATCGTCAAGCACGTCAGCAGTGATTTCTCCCTGCGTGATGTTGACCGAACCGGGGTAGTAGTTCTTCCAGGTGGGCTTGCCGGTGGTGGGATCAATGTAGTTACAACCATTGAACACGCCAACTGCTGCCGTATGGGTTGCGGGTGCAAACTTGACGAGATAACCGTCATAAACGGTCACTAGGTCGCCTTGGTAAATCGCGCCAGACTGGTTGTCTGCGATCAGGTAGCCATACTGCTTCTGAGCACCTGTTGCGGACAAGTTGCCGATGGGGCGAAGACCAAAGGGCTTATCTACGTTAGCCATTTGTCTATCCTTGCATAGGTTTAGGTTTCAGCCGACTCGCGGCTGCCAAAAGTGGTACGAGAGCGACGCTCAGGAGTACCGATTCGCATCGTGTCATGAGCATTGGCCTTCAACATTTCATTGTCGACGGCACGTTGTTGATCTCGGGCCCGTTCTCGGTAATACGCAGTTCGCTCACTAGCCGTCTCTACAGGGATTCTCGCGAGCAACAAACTTCCGACACCAATGGTGCCAGCGTGTTTGCCGTCGTCCATCGACGAGGCATGATAGTCCGGGTACTCGTCAGCACGAACCAGTTCATACCCCTCGCGGAGTTTGGCTGCAACATTGCTTCGATCATCGAACCCATTAGCTTCACGTCGAATCCAGCGATGTTGGAATCCTTCGGGAGCGGGTGGAGCATCCAGTTTGGAAGGAGGTGCCCAGGGACGGCGACGCGTGGACTTCTCGCGCGTTTGCGACGCACGGGTTTCACGTTTTAATTTAGGCACCATCGGTGCGCTATCGTTGGTCTGCATTTCATCCATGATTAATCCTTCACGTACTTGGCATATTCCTCAAGCGGAACGCCCAGTTTTTTGGCAATGGCAACTTGACTTGGTGTCAGCTTGACCACGCGGCGTGCTGATGTGTTAACCCCGGACGACCGGGCAGCAGGCGCAACCGTTTGCACGGGTCGGTTGGCTCTGGGCGGATTCATGTTATCAGAGCTATTCTGATTTGTGAATCGATGTGGAAAAGATTCCTGCATACGACGATCTAATTCGTTGTAGTACTGATTATTGCGTGGCGAAACGCCCTCAGCAATCAGATCCAAGTGAATCGCGCGCGCCGCAGCCGTCATAACCTTGTCTGCGCCGAACCACTCATTGCGCTCGGCCCATTCTTCAGCCCGTGGATCAATAGCCGCTTGCTGCTGCACCGCTTGTTGCTGCTGGGCAAGACGTTGAGCCTGCTGCTCCCAGGCCTGCTGTTGAGCAAGCTGCTGCTGTTCGTAGGCTTGACGATGCTCTTCGGCAGAGGCTAGTCGCTCCTGCTCTACCGTAATGGAAGTCAAACGCTGGGTGGCTTCGGTCTCAGTATCAATGTCGCCTTCTTCACGCGCTTTCTTAATAATCTGCTTAAGCGCCATGACCTGCGTTTCGATACGACCCTTGGCCTCGCCAATACGCGCACCATCGGTTTGAACAAGGCGCTTTTCCGCCTCCGCAGCACGCTGCTGAACTTGCTTGGCGTATTCCAAGGCCGCTTGCTCACGGCGCTCGGTTTCGCGAAGTCGCGCAGTCAGCTTGTCAATGCGTCGCTTGACCTTGTCACTGTATTCGTCCAAATCCTCCGAGGAAGTTTCCTGTTTGGGCGCAGCAGGCGGAGCCTGCTCTTGCTCAAGCTTTGCATCGGTGCCGTCTTGATTTAACGACACCGTTGCCGGATCTTCATCTTCCCCGAGCTTAAATTCCAATTGCTCATTAGCCATCTCTAGGCTCCTTACATATGCAAGATATCTTGCGGATCGTTGATAAGGCCGATGACCTCATCGTCGTTGATAAACCGGATCTCTCCGCCATCGATTGGAATGCGTGCGCCCGCGTAACGGCCAAACACAATCCAGTCGCCCTTTTTGCACCACGCCCCGGCTGGGAACTTCTCGCCATCGGCATAGGCCAACGGTCCAAGTTCTAAAACATAGCCAACGGTAGTTGCAAGCTGCGTGCGCTTTTGTGTCTCTTCCGACAACACAATCCCGCCCTTGGTCTTTTGCGCGCCTCGATAAGGCAGAATCGCAATGCGCCATCCCGTTGGCCGTGGCAAACGGTTCAAGACACCTGGATCAAGGGTATCGGGCGAGAACTTGCCTTCTTCATCATAGGCATCATCAAGCACAGGCACACGGGCTTTTTCCTGCTCCTGCCACTTGCGTTCTAGCGCGGTCAATGGTCTTTCTTCAACGACTTCCATATCGGACTCCTGGGGTTAAAAATCTTCGGCTTGCCACTGTTTAATTTCTTTCTTCACTAACTCTTCAACCATGGTCAAGGCTTCAAGACGTCCGATAAGAAAACGATAACGCTCCATGTTTTGCACGGAACCGTTCACAAGGAACACCTGCGTGTCCTCACGAAGCTTTCTGATTTCTTTCAGTATGTGTTCTACAAAATTAAGCATGGCCACAGTCCATGAGAAAAGCAGGCAGATGGGCTCTGCCTGAAAGCCTTATGTTCAATAAATCTTAACAGGTCGGTTGCCGTCCTTCTTCTTCACAATCATCACGGGCCCCTGCACACCCTTAGCCAAGCCCCCTTCACGCATCTTGCGTGGTTTACCGGCCTGGGCATAGGCAATGGCAGCAGCCTGCTTAATCGCATCGCCCTTGTTCTTGGGCTTGCTGGTCCCGATGCTGCCCGTTTCCTTGTACTTTTTGATGATCTCGCCAATGTTGCTTGAGATCACCTTCTGACTCTTGCCTCGCTTAAGCGGCATTTTGATTTCTCCTTTGATTCAGGGCCTGCACGTTCTGCGCACGGCGCATATTGCGATCCATCATGCTTGCTCGCTCACGCGCAACTTGCGCACGCTCCTCGGCAATGCGTTCTTGCGACGCGATCCGAGCTTGATTCGCCTGCATAGTAGCCTGCGTGCGCTGTTGTTCAATCTGCAAGCGCTGACGATCGATTTGTTGGTTGGCCATGTCGCTTTGTGCGCGGATCTTAAGCTCTTGCTCCTTCAACGCCACAATCGGATCGGGTCCCTCTTCGCCTGCGCCCATCAACTGGTTCTGGAGCTTACGTGTTTCCTCCATAAACTGCGCAACACGCAACGCGACCATCGCCTCACGCTGTAAATCCGACACCATGCGATCGGGATCCGTGCCATAGGCCATAAATAGCTGGGCTTCGGCGTCTTCTTCAGCTTTTAGCCTTACATGCGACAAAATATGCTTCTGTAACTCCATGGCTGACATGGGATTGGCCTGCAACATGGGCGAAAGACCCATCATCAGGTGCGCAAGGATGTGCGCATCGTGCTGCTGGCCTGCAAAAGCACGCAATTGCATGCCATCGAGCACATCGGCGTTCTCGGTTGCGGGATCCTTGGGCATTTGTGTGTTTTGCGGGCGCAAAATGCCATCAATATCGCGAACATTCATCGCTGCATAGACGCGGTAGTACGCTTCGTACATGTTATGCATCTGAGGCGCGCTTTGTGCGATCTGCAACTGCGTCTGTGCAAGTATCATCCGGTGCGCGGTGCTGAAAATATTGGGATCAGCGACCGGCTGGATCGAAATCAGGTCATCGAAGTCCTTACGCTTGATCGAGCGCCTTGCGCCAGGGACATCGTAAGGGTACTCATCGGGCAGATATTGCGAAAAACCATCAGCCAAGAGCTCAAACTCAAGCTTTTGCGCGTAATGAAGCCGTTTGTGGATCGCAGACATAACCTGCGCCCCACGCTCGAGCAATGCAAGCGTGGTTCCGACCGCTGCCTGCTGATTGCCGTCCCCAACTTGCATGTCGGCAACGCTGGCAAGACGCTTTCCGGCGTCCACACAAAAGCCAAGTAGCTGAAAAAGCGTCTGCGAAGGCTCTTTGTAGGGCAAAGGCAGCATGTTTTGCTGAATATCCGCCCCACCCACGTCAATATCACGCCATTCACCGGGTTGGATCGGCACATCGTCGTTCTCGATCCGTGCGCCTTTGGCCTTAAAGCCCGCTGGAAGGTTCGAGAGCGTGCCTGCATCCAACAATTGGCGCAGCGCCATCGTTGCTGTCTTCGAAAGACTGCCAATCAAGTGGACAAACCCAAGGCCATAGGCTCCCGGGCCTTCGATCAAGAGGTAATGAACGAAATAATTGCGCCTGTTTTTGAGTTTATCGCCCTCTTTCCAGTTGCGACGCACACCCAAGACCTTCTTTGAGGCGTCATCAAGCGTCACAACGTAGGGAAGTTTGATGCCTGTTGGCTCACCCTTCTCGTCTTTGTCCTCAAAACCGGGCAAATCCAAGTCCACCTGGAATTCCAAGAGGAAAATCTCCTCTGGATCACCGCTTTGTTGGATCCCAATCTGCTTATCTACTGAATATTGAATGCGATTGGCGTCTGCTGGAGCTTGCTCCGGGTCCACTTGCACATCCAAATACTCACCCGCAACCACCCGTTTTCTGAATTCGTTGGAATCCATCGGGATGCGGTGTGTGATCCGTGGGCATTGGCTCATGACGCTTGATCCGTAGTACGGGATAAACAAGTCGTCTGCCAAGACAAGCTTGGAAACCATGCGTCCAAGCTGAAAATCGTAGTACACCTTTTTAAATGCCGAGCCGCCGTAGCCTGTGTAAAACAACAACTGATCAAACTCGGGCGTGTACTCCTTCATCACCGTGGTGATTTGGTAGTTCATGAAGTCCTGTACGCGCGATGCCTGCTGCATCTTGTCGATCGTCTCTTTGCCCAAGACCTGCGTGCGCACAGGACCACCTGCTGGCATGAGCTCTTTTAAGGCTTGCGCCTGGAACTGCACAATCGCCTCGGTCAAAAGCGGGTGGGTCGCACCGGCTGCTCCTCGAAAGGGCTTGGTCCGTTCATCAAGCCTCAAGCCTAATAGCTCAAGGCCCTTGGCATAAGTCATCTCCCAGTCCTGGCGGCTCGACTTATCGACCTCGAACAACGCGCTTAGGTCAAGCGCAACCCGCTGCAAGACGTCCTCTTCAAGGACCGGGGCAAGGTTGTCGTAGAAATCAACCGAGTCTTCTTCCTCAATCTCAACGGTTGCACCTTCCTCGTCAATGACGATTTCAATGTCCTCGCCGTCATCGACCTTGATCGAGGTCTGCGGCGCTTCGTAGAGGGCTTTGTCGATGGGCATGTCTAGGCCTTAACGTGTTTGGCGATTTGCCTCAAGAGCATCTCTATATTGAATCAGCATGGGAGTCAAGTACCTATCCGACTCCTGAATAGCGTCGGGTTTAACGACTTGCGTTAAGAAGTCATAAACCTCCTCGTCGTAATCTACGGGAGCGGTATTGCCTGTTTTTGCGCCATTGCCCTTGATCTGCTCAACCACCCGATAAGGCGCATCTTTGCTTCCGTGGTTAATGACCTGGATCGTTGTCACAGGACGATTGCGGGCATTACGCAGACTATAGATCTCGTGTGTCCCTTCCTCAAATCCCTTTGTGTATCTTGGGCCGTAGCCAGCACCGCCTAGCGCATAGCCTCCCACCGAGTGGCCCACGTAGGCCCCTTCCGGTATGGTTGCCTCTAAATCTTCAATTCGCTTCCATGCAAACCCAGGATGCCGCTGATCTTTATCAAATTGAAGCAAAGGTTCACTGACGCCCTTGCTAAAGATGCTGTCCGGTGCTTTACCCGATTCCACCAGTTCCTTAATCCGTTGTCCTTCAAACTTTCGGTCAATTTTCTCTCGGTTAAATTTTGCAGATCCTACTACCGCGTCCTCAAACCGAATCTTATCAATCTCTTTGGGACTCAGTGTAGCGAGATAGTCGGCCATGTTTTCTGGATCCAGGATCTCTTGAAGGGGACCCGGTCTTACCGCCACGTCGTACAAGATCTCACCTTGATCCAACGCACGGCGAACGTTTTCAGGAACATTCTTCGTGGCCTCTGGGTCTCCTGACAACTTGGCCTGAATAAAATCATCCAGGTTATGGAGGTAGCCGCTGTAGTAAGGCTTACCGGTATCCCGCGCTGAGGTGAGAATCATCGGCTCTCTTACAAAATTCACAAGCCGTGGATCAAGGCCCTCGGCCTCAAACGCTTGTCGCATCTGATCATTAATGCGCTCAACCTCTGCTCGATACAGC